TATCGGCAGGCGTTGCGTGATCTGCCAGCGAATACGGTTGATCCGCGCGTGACGGTGTGGCCGGAGGCTCCAAGTGAGTGACTTTGATGCTGGCTTGGCGGAGGGTTTCCGGCGCGGGTATCAGGCGGCAATGGATGCCGTGGCGTTAGAGCGGGAAGCGCAGGATGCGGGGCTCTGCGACGCGACCGATAGATCGGCTCCTGAGACAAGATAGGATCTGGACGTGAGGGTTGTTTGATAACCGGGTGTAGGTTGTGGTTATGAAGATCACGATTGCTGCTCCACCGTATCGTCATAACAGTGCTGGGGTCATGGCCCTTCATATTCTTGCCAATGAATTAGCATCTCGTGGATGTAATGTTGCGGCTTGGGACTCTGATCCTGACCGTTGGGCGTTGTATCCGGAGATTTGGCCTGATAATTGGTTGAATGCTGAGCGGCCCGTGTGGTGGTTGTTGAATCGGGCTGAGATCCCGACGCCGAGGTTCTCGTGGACTCCTTCTTTGAGTGATGACCCGTTGTTGACTGTGAATGTTGTGAACTTAGATGTGTTCTGTCCACGGCAGGGGAAGCGGTCAGGTGTTGTGGTGTATCAGGGGAAAGGTCGTATTGACTGGAGTGTTGTGCCTGAGGGGGCTCGGTTGATCACGAAAGGGCATCCGGATACGAAAGAGGGGCTCGCTGAGATGCTTGCGTCGGCTGAGTGGTTGTATTCGTTTGATGATTTCAGTTCAGTGAATCTTGAAGCGTCGTTGCTTGGCACTCCTGTGCGGGTGTTCGGGGATAGGTCTCGGTTGAGTGAGATCGGTGGCACGGGCTACGCATATTCGGATAGCGAGATGGAGCAGGCGTTCTTTGATGTTCGTGATGCGTTTGATGCTTATGCTTCTTTGCTTCCCGTTTTTTCTAAGCGGATTGACGATTTCGTGGAGTTTCTGTCCTCCTGAGGTTCCGGCTCGGTATGGTCATCGTTGACGGCAAGACTTGTCCACGTTTTCCGGTCAATGATCCCGGTGATGGTTAGCCCGTTTTCGGCCTGGTATTTGCGTACGGCAAGGGTGACTTCACGGTCGTATCTGCCGTCTAGGTCTCCTTCGTAGTAGCCGTAGGCCATGAGTCGGCTTTGAGCCCACATGACGTGGAAGCCTTTATCGCCTGTATCTAGCGGGTGTCGGAACGGGTAGTGGTCACTGACCTTCGGTGCGGCAGTGTCGGGTGTGCTGTCTAATGTTTTCCTCGTACGGGCTGTCATGTTGGTAGCATAGAGCCCTGGAGGTTCAACGTGGAAAAGTACATGCCTGTCGTGAAGTCGTATGTGAAGGTTTTCCTGGCTGTTGTCCTGGGACTGTTCCTGGCAGATGGGGCAGATGTTTTTGCTGTGGATGCTACTGATCTCAAGACGTGGCTCGCGGCTGGGATCGCCTCTGTTCTGCCCCTGGTTATTACGGCACTTGACCCGAATGATCATCGTTTCGGGAGGAATGCCGAGTGAACCCGGCAGAAAGCGTGATCATGGCTGGTGCTGTGGTCGCGGCTCTCACGGCTATCGGGATCTTCTCAGTGAAGATCTACAAGGTGCTTCGTCGTATTGATCAGGTTCTGGGCGTTGATCGTCAGGGGCGTACTATTTCGGAGAGGCTTGACAGGGTAGAGCATCAGTTGTTCCCCAATGGCGGGTCGTCGTTGACAGATAAGATCAATCGGATAGAGCATGAGCAGCGTGAGATGAGGGGCCAAATGGCTGCCTTTGAGCGTATTTTGAATATGTTGTTGAGGAGGGAAAGTGATGGAGCCGGAAGAGCATCCTGACGAGTTTGTTGGGGATCCTGGTGGGGGGTCGTTTGAGGTGGAGGATGAGGGATGAGTTTCGCTGACGATCTCAAGTCGGCTCTGACTGCGTATGCCCCTAGCAAGGTAGTGTATGTGAAGGGCTGGAGGACTCGGAACACGGGGGAGTGGCGGAGCCGCCGTAAGAAGCCGATTATGTCGTTTATGCACCATACGGCGGGAGCGGCAACTACCTCTCAGAATCCGAAGAATAAGGGCAACGCTAAGGGCGCGAATGCTGGGGTCGTGAACTACTGTGTCGCAGCCCATAACTCGGTTCCCTACTGCAATGCTGTGGTGGATCGGGACGGGACGATCTATGTGCTTGCGGCTGGCCCGGTGTGGCACGCTGGGGTCGGATCTTTCAAGAGGACTCGTTGGGCTTGGCATCGGATCCCCGATAACTCTGCTAACGGGTACACGTTTGGTGTGGAGATCGTTTCGAAGGGGTTGAAGCCTGATTTCACTGCCGCGCAGATGCAGTCAGTGGATGACTTGAACTGTGCGTTGCGGTCGGCTGCCGGGTGGACTGGCTTCAAGTTCCGTATTGCGAATCATAAAGATTGGGCTCCGTTGCGGAAGATTGATACTCGTTATCCGTGGGAGCAGTTCGTTGAGCAGGCGAAGAAGGCGTGGCGAAGCAAAGTCTGAGGGCTATCTTCGCGGAGGTGGATCGTCCGCGAGGTGGTCACAAATGTATGACGTGTGTTGCTTTGGAGGAACTCCAGGGTGATGATCGTGCTGCTTTGGTTGAGTGGCTTGGGGATCGTCGGTTTACTGCTCCGTTGATTTCTGAGGCTTTGAATCGGTTTGGTTTGAAAGTTACGCGCTCGTCGGTGCAGAGGCATCGTCGGGAGTGTCCCGTACAATAGGTCGCGGGTTGAGCCTTGCTCCCCAAGGGGGAGGGACGGCCCCCCTCACTGTCCCTCCCCCGCCCCTTTACGTGACACGGACAATTCGGACATTTCGGGAATCTTCCCATTCGTCTTGACAGGACGGGGGCGTGGCACTAACGTAGGGGGTGAGGGGTTGGGGAAAGTCCCCGACAGGAGGGCCAGAAATGATGACCACAGAGCGTGTCGGATTCACTAAGAATCAAGAAGGCCACGTCGCTCCTTGCTACGGAGTTCATCACAAAGACGTTGCTGTGTTAGGTCACTGCGACGGCTGCGGTATGGAGGTAGCGAAGAGTGATGACGGTCGCATAATGACTGTGTACTACCGGGGAGACTGGTTCGCGCGGAAGGTAGCGTGCTGGGCTCCGAATCATGAGTGTGACCCGGCGCAAGCGGCTTCACATCAGGCCAAAGTTGTTGCCGAGATTGAAGCGGGAGAGATCATCAAGGGTCAGACCGTGGAGGTGGTTCGTGGTCGCAAAGTCCCGAAGGGCACAGCGGGAGAGATCGTGTGGGTCGGAGTGGATTCCTTCGGCAAGGCTCGTGTTGGTATCAAGACGGCAGACGGCGAGACGGTGTTCACCGCTCAATCAAACGTGGAGGTGCAGGCATGATGTTCATGATCGCACCTGGAGCAAAGGCAACTCACTACGTTGGATCCGATTCGTACGCATCCGTGGTCAAAGATGTAGAGCGGTTCAAGTCCGGAGCACGTAAGGGCCAGATCAAAGCAATCGTGGCGTGCCACATTGATCTCGCAGAGGACGGCACGTTCACGGAGCGTCCGCACATGGAGTGGGTCAAGGAGGGAGATGACTTCGTGCCAGTGCCCAAGTACGACCGTTTCCTGCCCGTAGTCCAGGGGCCGTGCCCCTACTGCTCAACTCCCAGTTCGATCTGCTGGCACTGCAATCACGCTGGTGATGTCGGGTACTTCGAACGTTCTTCCGGTCGGGTCGCCTACTGGTCAAAGTTGGTCGTCGGCGAGGCTGTTGATTACCGGGATCCACACTTCTAGGAAACGTGCAGGGATCCACCTGCTACGATGTGAGTGGAGCGAGGGGCTCCAGATTGTGAGGGGATTGTGAAAGTTTTCAAGCGTCCGGCAGAGTTTCATCTGACCGACCGTAAAGCGCACGCGCAGGTGTGGATGGGTCACTCCTTGACCGCCTGCGGCAAGCATGTTCAGTTCACTGATGGACGGCTCATGTATGAGGGCAACAGCCCAACTGTGTTGGCACATCCGATCTGCTGCAAGGCATGTATCCGGAGTTTGAGCAAGGAGGCATCATGAGTAACACCGAACGTCTGTTGGCTGAGATGTTGTTGTGTGTGAAGGAGACCAAAGGCCGTGACGCGATGATCGCTGAACTGGCTCGCTTGGTGGAGCAGGAGCGGCGGTCATGAACGTACAGACCAAGATTGCTGCTGCCTACATTGATCAGACACGTCCAGAGGATTCCTACTCGAAGATGGATCCGGTTGCCTGTGTCTCGCAGATCGGCAAGATGAACGTTGCTGCGATCAGTGGCGGCAGGGTCTGTCACACCGATTACGGCGTTTATCTTCCCGTGAGCCGTGGGTATTGGGTGTCGGTTCACCTGGCATCTGATGACACGTACATTGTCAGACGGGTGATCTACCGTAATCACACTGGTAAGGTGAAGGAAGAGTGGCGCAACGTTTATGCTGACATGGTTGGCGAGATTGCGTATCAAGCATCGTTGTTCGATAACTGAGGGAGTTGATTGTTGTGTCTGATGAACCGTTCAAGGTTGATTCGATTGAGAAGGCTGCGTGGGCGATGCGGAAGTATCGTCAGGCGGCGCAACGTAAGGAGCGGAACATTGAGTTGGCGACTGCCGAGCATGACCGTATCCAGACATGGCTTGAATCTGCAAATAAGAAGCACGAGGACGCAATGGCATTCTTTGCTGGACATCTGGAGGCATTCGCTAGGGCTGAACGCTTAGAAGGCCGGAAATCAGTGTCTGTCCCTGACGGGGTAGTCAAGTCACGGGCCAAGGGTGTGTCGTTTGACGTGGACAAAGAAAGTTTCGTCAAGTGGGCACTGGAAGAGAATCCGGAACTGTTGCGAGTCTCGTATGCACCTGACATGACCATGATGAAGGAGTCCCTAGAAGTCGTCGGGCCGAATGTTGTGGATCCTCGTACGGGTGAGGCCGTTCCTGGTATCAGCGTGATACCGGAAAGCGTTTCGTTCACGATTGCTCCTGATCTTGACGCTGCGGATCTTGGGGAGGATGACGATGCTGACGAGTGAGCAGATCCAAGAGTTGTTGAAGCCGCTTGACCGTTCACGGGTGAAGCAAGACGGCAAGGGTTTCAGTCACGTTGAGGCGTGGGATATCCGTAAGCGCATGAATCAGATCTTTGGTTTCGGTAACTGGAGTGCTGTGACTGATCAGATGAAACTGATCTACGAGCACGAGCGTGAGGGAGGCAAGCCGCGATACGACATTGCCTATCGCGCACGTTGCACAGTGACGTTGCATGACACTGGAGTCTCGTATTCTGAGTGGGCTGCGGGTGACGCGAGCAACTACCCGTCACGAGGTGATGCTCATGATCAGGCAATCAAGACTGCTGAGTCACAAGCGTTCAAGCGAGCGTGCGTCAATCTAGGTGACCAGTTCGGACTATCGCTGTACAAGGATGGGAGCCTGGAGGCAACTGTTGGTGAGGTCATCGGGCAGGTTCACGCCGATGCTGGGAACGTACAGGCATGGTCTGACACCCTGGAGGCTGTTGGATCCTGGGAGGCACTGGCAGTGCTCGCGGCGGAGATCGCTGGTGCTGACATCTCTCAAGCAGATAAGCAGCACCTACGTGGGATCTACGGTGCGGCTAGGACGCGCCTAGAAGCCCTACACGGCCCGGAAAGTGTGGGATAGGGTTACCGGACTCGGTTGGCCCTTTGTGGCCTTAGAAACGCTCTGAGGGGAGCAAGGTGAGCATTCATGTGCTGGCCCCGATCCTGAGGGATCGTACGTATGACGGCAAGAAGAAACTGATCCTGTTGGCTATCGCCGACATGGTGGACGCTGACGGTGTTGGGTTTGCTTCGTATCGGCAGATCCAACAGGTCACGGATGTGAGCACGACGTATCTGACTCAGTGCATCCGTGAGTTCGTTGAAGATGGACGGCTAGAGATTCTCCGTAAGGGCACTGGCCCTGGCACTGCAACGGTGTATCGGGTGTTGTTGTCCTGGAGCACTCAACTATCCAACTCAGTTGCACAGTCAGATGAGGAGCAACTATCCAACTCAGTTGCACCGAACTATCCAACTCTGACGCAGAACTATCCAACTCCAGCCTCTAATCCTCCGTCCTATACCTCCTTAGATACATCCTCCGTCCATGTTACGTCGCCTGACGGCTCCGCCCCGAATGCTGGGCAGGTCATGAAGGCGTATTTGGAGCAGGTGAATGTTCGACCACCTGAACGTGTTGTTGGTCATCTGGCACGAGAGACGCGGCTGTTGATTGAGCAAGGCTTCAACCCTGACGTGGTGTTGGCGGCTTTGTTGGCGATCAATGAGAAGGGGCTGCATCCTTCAACTTTGGCAAGCGAAGTGAATGCGTTGTTGAACTCACGCCCGAAGCATGGTGGAGCGGGCCTGTATGTGGATGTTGCGCAGGGTCGGGCATGACCCCTCAGGAGGCAGCGTTGGTGTTGGCAAAGATCAGCACCTTGGATTCGCGGATCAATGCGGCGAGCCCTGAGACTGCTAGGGCGAGGGCTGAGGCATGGGCTGAGGTGCTTGACCGTAGCATGACAATGGAGTGGGCTATTGCTCATGTCTTGGATCACTACCGGACGAAACGTGATGTGGTTATGCCAGCGGATCTGAATGTTGCGTGGCGAGGCGAACGGGACAGGCAGTTGGGCAGCATGACGATGTTGGCGTTGGACTCTGTTCCTGGAGTTCCGATGCCTGAATCTGTGAAGCGGTTGTGGCTTGAGATACTGGACAAGTGATCGAATGCGATATGTGCGATGAGCGTTTTGAGCCTGTCCGTTTTCGGTGGAAATGTCCGCATTGTGGTTTCAAGGCTTCGTGTTGTGAGGGTGAACCTCAGTGAAAGGCGACTGGAAGTGCAACGTGTGTGGTGAGACTGGCAAAGGTGGAGCGGCAGGTTTCTACGCTCATTACGCTAGGCATGATTCGTGAGGATGCCGCAGGGCACGGTAGCGGCTGTGCATAACAGGTCAGGGCATCGGTGTGAGCGTTGTGGAGCGAGTGAATCGTTAGCCTGGAGCCTGCATCACCGTAGGCCGCGTGGCATGGGTGGATCAAAAGATCCGGCAACTAATAGCCCGTCGAATGTGTTGTTGTTGTGTGGCTCTGGGACTACTGGCTGTCATGGTTGGGTGGAGTCTCATCGGGCTGAGGCGTACGACCTGGGACTGTTAGTGCATAAGTGGCAGAGACCTGATGATGTTCCGGCAAAGTTGTGGCATGGAACGTTCATGTTGGATGAGGAGGGCGGTATGCAAGCATGTTAGGGTGTCGGAGTGGACTGGATCCTGTCGTTTCCGAAGAAGCCACTGAACACGAATGCAGAGCGCAGAGGGAACAGATTCGGTAGGGCAGATCACGTGAAGGAGTGGAGGGGAGCGTTTTATTGGCTCGCTAAGAAAGAAAAAATCCCACGCATGAAGTGGATCAATGTAACGGCGCAACCGTTTCAAGCACGAGGACGGTTGGCAGACACGGCAGCATGTAACCCGTCTGTGAAGGCCGCGATTGATGGGCTCGTAGATGCAGGGATTGTTCCTGACGACACTGGGGAATACGTGCGTAAGATCACGTTTCTACCAGTGCAGAGGGGTGCAGATCAGTTGACACTAATCATTCAAGGAGAACCACATGCCTAGACCACTACGTCAGCCAACAGATGTTGAGAAGGCTGAATTGGACATCATCGCTGACATCAATCAGACGATTGTGAAAAACATTGATCGGAATAAGAAGTTGTCGCAAGACCGTCGTGAGCGAGTTCAGTCGTTGATTGAGCGTGGCTGGTCAATGTATGGAATTGCTTTGAACACTGGGATCACTCCGAACACTGTGAAGAGGATCTTGTCGGAGAAGCCGCAGCCAAAGACTCTCATGCAGGTGTTTGCGGAAGAAGAAGTCATGGTGGACGAAAGCGTTGCCAGTGCAGGTTGAGATGATGTCGTTGCATTCCCTGGAGTTAGATCCTGAGAATGCGCGGAAGCATTCCCCAAGAAACATTGAAGCAATCAGTGGGAGTCTCGTAACGTTTGGGCAGCGTAAGCCTATTGTCTTGTGGGGCAATGTTGTGATTGCAGGTAACGGAACTGTGGTGGCGGCGAGAGAACTTGGCTGGAAAGAAATAGCCGCTGTTCGGTGTCCTCCGTCATGGACGTATGAACAGGCACGAGCATTCTCGCTGGCAGATAACCGGACTGCTGAGTTGGCTGACTGGGATCCTGACCTGTTGGCTGCTCAGTTAGTTGATCTGGACGCTGTGGGTTTCGAAGTAGGGGACTGGGGTTTCGATCCGCTTGTGCCGCCGTTGGATCCGGAGCCTGAAGAGGACAGACCAGGCAAGCCTGTGACGTGTCCTGATTGTGGATTAGAGTTCATACCGAATAACTAGGAGGGGCCATGGGAGAGAAATTCAACGCGATGAATGTGGAATCCGTGAAAATGGATTCGCTAAAAATTGATGATCGCAACGCCCGTAAAGGCAACATCTCCGCAATCGTTGAGAGCCTGGAAGAGTTCGGGCAGCACCGTCCAATCGTGGCGCAGCGTAAGACGAAAAAGATCATTGCGGGTAATCACATGTTCCGTGCGGCTCAAGCACTGGGCTGGGATACGATCAACGTTTATTGGGTAGATGACGATGACACCACAGCGATTCGACGTAGCCTCGCGGATAACGCGACAGGTAATCTCGCTACGTGGGATGAGGATGTACTTGCAGAACTGTTGTCAGAAACTGGATCAGTTCCGGGTATTGATGAGTCGTTGTTGCAGAAGTTGACAGAAGTCCTAGACAAAGAAGTTCACGAGAAGCCGATCTTTCCGATTGTTGCCCGTGTGAATGAGAAATACGATTTCGTAATCGTTGTGGCGAAGAGTGAAATTGACACTGTGTGGATGTACGAGAAGTTCGGACTGAGAACAGAACAATCGTACAAAGGGCCAAAGACTGCACGTAGTCACGTTGTGACTGTTGAGAGATTGCAGGAGTTATGGAAGAACTCGTAAAGGTCATATGTCCGTCGTCTAAGCGTGCGGACAGGGTGATGACTAAGGATGTTGTTCCGAATATGGCTATTTGTGTGCCTAAGTCCGAAGAGGCGGAATACAGAGAGCATAATCCTGACAACGAAATAATCGTTCATCCCGATGAGATCAAGGGCTTGCCTTTGAAGCGTCAATGGATCTATGAGACGTTCGGCGACATTTTCATGCTGGATGATGACATCGCTTACATGAGGGATTGGACGTGTCCTCCTGGGAAGAATGAAACGCATCCCCCTGAGGTGGCATACGAGTTGATTCAACGTCTCGCATTCATGGCGAAAGAGATGGGTGCGTACCTGTTTGGTTTCAATCATCTCGTGCGGCCCATGTTCGTCCATCCCCAACAGCCGTACACGTTGACGGGTTTCATCCCTGGTCATTCGATGGGCCTGTTCAAAGGCTCGAAACTGTATTGGCATAAACGCGCTACGACTGTGTGCGACTACTGGATTTCATCGTTGAATGCATACCACCACCGTTACGTTTTGAAGGATCTGCATTACGGTTTCCTCCAGACAAAGACGTTCAAAGGTTCGGGAGGTCAGGCACAGCATCGCAATATGCAAGTTGAGGTGGATGCGACTAATTTTTTGAAGGAGTATTTCGGTGACGCTATCCGTAATAAGGGAGAAACTGCGGTGAAGAGATCTCACGAAGCAATGCGCTACCTAGCGTTGCCGTACTGACATGAAAGTGGAAGTCAAAGAAGTCGCGTTTGTTTCCGCTGGAGATGGTGGTACACGCCCGGTGTGGATGTGGGCTATCTCAGTAGATGGTGACTGGTATGAGGCTTATCGTGATGAAGAAACGGCGCGAGAAAAGGCCCAAAGATACTTGATGCTAGGGGATCTGCTCGCTACAATGAAGGAGACACAAACGACAGATTGAGGGGATTCATGACAACGCAACGCAGCAACCAAATACCACCTACCGTCCACGGATACGAGTGGGCCGAAGTAGTCTCAGCGATGCAGAAGTGCATCCGTAGAGGGCTTGAAGAAGATGCCCTTTATTGGGCCAGCGAACTAGACAAATCCGGGTACGGGCAACACGTGTGGCGGCGGCTACTCATCATCACAAGTGAAGACGTTGGCCTAGCAGAACCTCACATCCCAGCACAGATCCGTGCGTTGTATGACAACTGGCTAGACTTCAAGAAAGCCAAAAAATCGGCAGAGAATATGTTCATTGTTCATGCAGTTATGCTCCTGGCACGAGCGAAGAAATCACGGGCAGTGGACAACGCCCTCGTAATGAATTACCTGGAGCAACCGGAGTGGCGGGAAGTTCCCGACGTTGCCGTTGACAAACACACACTCCGAGGTAAGCGCATGGGCCGTGGTTTCCAACACTTCATAGACGAGGGATCCAAGGTCACGAATGAGGACACGTCAATACACGACCCCTACAAGGAACGTGCGTACGCGATATTCCTCAGGACAGAGAAACGCCTACGGCGAGAGACCGAACCTCAAGCATCTGTCGTGACGGATCAGACGGCACTATTCGCCTAGCACTTACGCACCCGTCATGTAACATCACCCGTATGGCTAAGACCAAACTAACCCCCGACCGTCAAGCCCGAATCACCGAAGCGTTAGCGCAAGGCAACTACATCGAAACAGCCGCACGCTACTCAGGCGTATCACCACAAGTGTTCTACAAGTGGATGAGCAGAGGAAATGAAGAACGCCAACGCATAGGAGACGGCGCAGATCCAACACCGGGGGAGGAGATCTACGTGGAGTTCGTGGAGGCAGTAGAAAAGGCCCGGTCGCAAGCAGAAATGCGGAACGTCGGCCTGATACAGAAAGCCGCCGTGGACGGCACATGGCAAGCCGCAGCCTGGTATCTGGAGAGGTCGTATCCGAAGCGGTGGGGCCGCAGTGACAGGGTGGAGCACACGGGTGCTGATGGTGGCCCGGTAGAGGTGTCTGTGAGTATGGATGACCTGGAGGCTAAGGTCAGCGAAGTGCTCCGTCATAGGGGCGTAGATCAGGAGTCGTAGTGTCCCTGGTGGATGAGATTGTTCGGGCTAACCCGGAAGATCGGGCACGCCTGTTCTCGTCCCTTGACCAGCGGGAACGTCAGGCTGTGTTGCGGGCTCTTGACGATGAGATCTCTAATCCTTGGGCGAAGTACCGTGAGGATCCTGTTGGTTTCGTGACTGGGGCTCTAGGCGAACATGTCTGGTCGAAGCAGGTAGAGATCCTGGAATCGCTGTTGACGAACCGTAGGACTGCTGTTCCGGCATGTCACGCTCCTGGCAAATCTCATATCGCGGCTCGTGCTATCGCATGGTGGGTGGCAGTTCATGATCCCGCTAAGACGAGGGTAGTGACTACGGCGAATACGTACCGTCAGGTGAAGGGCATTCTTTGGCCTCACATCCGTCGCGTGGTGAATCTTCACGGGCTGCCTGGTGAAGTGTTTACGACTGAGTGGAAGATTGACAACGTGGTTGTGGCGGACGGCTTCTCACCGTCGGATCACAATGAGACTGCTGTGCAGGGTATCCACGCTGAGAATCTGCTCGTGGTGGTGGATGAGGCTGGGGGTATTTCGAACACGATCGGGCAGGCACTTGAGGCGTTGATGACTGGCGGCAACACCCGGTTGTTGCTGCTGGGTAACCCTCCAACGGACAACATGGGCTCGTGGTTCGAACGGGCCTGCAACAGTGACCTGTTCAATGTGATCCCGATTTCGGCGTATGACACTCCTAACTTCACTGGCGAACCTGTTGGCCCGTGGGCTCGTAACCTCGTGGATCAGACGTGGGTGGATGACGTGATCCGCTCGTTCGGTGAGGAGTCGGCTTTCGTTCAGGCTCGTGTGTGGGCGAGATTCCCCAGGACTACGGAGAACGCGGTGATCCCGATTTCGTGGGTGGATCAGGCTCGTACGTGGCAGGCTCCGGAAGGTGGAATCCGGTTGGGTGTGGACGTTGCTGCTGATGGTGGCGATGAGTTCGTGATCGCTAAGGCTGATGGAATGCACGTCAAGGTAGTGCATGGATCCCGTGGCAATAAGAATCCGGTGGAAGTGGCAGGCACTGTGCTGCGGCACATCCTGGAGGCAGAGAAGATCCACGAGGAGCGTCGGATCCCGGATCGTGTGCGGGTGAAGATTGACTCCATCGGTGTCGGCTGGGGTATCTGTGGATTGCTGGAAGAGTGGGGCAAGGAGGGCCGTCACCACTCGGACGTGATCGCGGTGAACGTGGCGCAGTCACCTCATGACAAAGAGAAGTTCGCCAATCAGCGGGCTGAAATGTGGTGGGCAATGCGGGAACTGTTGCAACCGGATGAGCACGGCGAGCAGACCGTATCGCTAGGGATAGACCACAAAGAGGTTGCTCAGTTGACTGCTCCTTCGTACAAGTCCAACTCGTCAGGCCGCATACAGATCGAATCGAAGGCTGACATGTCTGCGCGAGGTATCGGATCTCCTGACCGGGCTGAGGCTCTGCTGCTGGCTGTGTTTGAACCTCCCCGGCACGTGATTCCGGATGTGGCTCCGTTGTCGTTACCTGGCACGAATAGTTGGATCTAGGAGGAGTTCGTGAAGGAGTTCTACGGAAAATGGAAATGGTCGAAGAAGCGTCAGGCGTGGATTTGGAAGTGGAAACGTCGTAAGGTCAAGAAACTCAGGGGAGAAAAAGATGAGAGTATGGCATAGCGTCCAGGGTGACGATCCTGTGTTTTATGAAGGCGGCTACGGCGCCGAGGTTGTTGCGGACGGTTGGCTGGATGTGGCTTTGTGTGTTTCAGGTGACCGTGTTCGTTTGATCCTGGAAGGAGATGGGGGGCAGGCTTGTGTCTGTTTGGATGAGGCTGGGCTCGTTGAGTTGCATAGGCGGATTGCGGTTGCTCGGGATTTGTTGAGGAAAGACTTGTAAAAATCGGACATTTGCGACAAAAAAATTTTTAAAAAATCTTTGAAATACGCTTGACACGACGGGGGCGTGGCCTTATTGTTTGAGTATAAGCAAACGAGAGGGGAACCAAGTGAACGCCACCGAAATCAAAATCATCCGCCAGTACGTAGAGAACCTGGCTGAGACCGGAGATGAAATGCGTGCGGCATTCATCACCTGCACCTCAATCCGTGACGAGGCAACTGCCAAGTGGGGAGAAGAGACTGGCATCAAAGCGTTCCACGCAACTGCTGATCTGATCGCTCGCGTGATCCGGGCCGCTGGTGCGGCAGCGTAATCCTGACAAATAAATCTTTGAAATACGCTTGACGTGACGGGGGCGACCCGTTACCGTAGGTTGAGTGAGGGCGAGGGGCTCTCACCACTGAGAGAGGGGGCAGTCATGGGACTGCAAGTAGGTCTGTACCGGAACGATTACAACTCCTGCAACAACGTGTTCGGAGGCTGGACTACCGTAACTCTGACCAACGTTGAAGGGCCGTTTGATCCAACACCTAATGCGCCCGCAGCCGTGGTCAAGAAAAATTCACACGGCAATCCCGTCATCTACCCGGACATGGAGTGGATGCACGCTCACGACATGCACGACACGGTGCGTGAGAACGGGCACTTCGCTTTCGGCGGAGCGTACGCAGGCACTACCGATTCACGGTTCGGTGAAGCACTGCGCGCAATGGGCACTCACGGCTACTTCGCTGTGCCCGTCCATGACTACTCATTCGACCTGGAGGCGCAGTCATGAGCAAGATGACCAAAGAAGAGAAGCAAGCCCGCATCGCTCACCTACGCGAGATCGCTAAGGCGTACGAGGAGGGTGTGGATCCGGAGCAGATCGTGAAGGAGTATCCGGCACTCGTAGCCCGTTATTCGATCCGGAACGTGTTTCTGATCCTGGCGCAGCGTCCAAGCGCGACGGAGTGTGCAGGCTTCCATGACTGGAAGCACGTGAACCGTCAGGTGTCGAAGGGGGCGAAGGGCATCGCAATCCTTGTGCCGATGAAGGGCAAGGATGAGGACGGCGAAGAGGGTCGTTTGTGGTTCACTTGGAGATACGTGTTCGACATCGCTGACACGGAGCCCGTTGAGGGAGAGGTTGCAGCATGAGTACCCCGTTGCATGATCACTGGGATGAGGCGTACGAGAAGGGCCGACAGGACATGTTGGCTGAGTGTCTGGAGATTGCCCGAAATGTCCCGGCAGAGACCACGGTGAACGGTGATCGTTGGCAGGACATATCCGGAGTCCGTGTGCGGCATGTCACGATTGATCGGCTTCAAGCGTTGGGCCGTCAGTCATGAGAGGTAAGCGATGGTTGTGGAATAGGAATGATCGTGCCGATTACGGAACGCGAGACGTTTTTGAGAGTCTCAGGGGCTCAAAGCGGCATCACTGTGCCGATTGTGTTACCGACAGGAGAAGTCGTGACTGATGATCAACTGTCGTTTACCGACGAGGAACTGTTCATCGCTCAGGAACTCTGGTCGTTAGTGGAGCAGGCGCGGCAGCGCGGTACGTGGATCTTCGACAAGGAGAAGTCATGATAGCGGAGCCGGATCTGTTCAGCCTTCCGGAACTGCCGTACGCGGGATCTTCCGGCTGGTCGGGATCTTCCACGAGCAAGACCCGTGCCGATGACGCTGACCGTTCCGGAGAGACCAGAGACCGTCAGGCATACGTTCTCAGGCTTTTGGCCCGTAAACGCGATTTAGGGGCTACCTGGAAGGATATTGCGGAGGAAACGGGTTGGCATCACGGCAACGCATCTGGAGCCCTCTCAGTGCTCCACAAGACCGCGAAGATCGCTAGGCTCACGGAGAAGCGGAACCGCTGCAAGGTGTACGTGCTTCCGGAGTATGTTTACGGGAGGGACACGGAACGTCATGGTGGTAGGCTTAGGGGAACGGCTGGCAACGCACCGGAGGTGGTTCGTATGATGACCGAACGTCAGGCAGATGTTTTGATCGCCGCACAACCCGCGCTGATCAATCAGGTAGCCCGAACGATTGAGGGAGTAACACAAGATGACGCTCACCGTATGGCAGAGAAAGTCATTGGGACTGTCGCAGATTGGCTGTCTAACTTCCGCCCTGCGGAGTTCGGAGATGACTACTGCACTCCGCTGGATCTCACTGCTTTCATCCTTAGGGGAGGGCAACTCAGTGAGTGAACCTGTGGAGCGATGCTCGTGCGGAGCATGGCGGCACAAATCACGAGACTGCTCAACGTGCAAGATGTTGGGAGATCAACGCAAGTAGACGCTCTGAGGGGAGCACAAATGAGCACGAGAACGGAACCGACAAAGACATGCCCAGCGTGTAACGGGCGCGGATCTACATGGCGTTATGACCGTCGGGTGGGGAAAAGTCTTAGTCAAGAGTGCACGTTGTGTGACAGTGAAGGATCTGTTTGGTTCAACGTGTACCTACCGGAAGAGTGACGGTACTGTGCAGTCATGGATGAAGAGCCGCTGATCCGTTGTCAACAATGTGGGGCTCCAGGTGGCAAGGCATATCGTGGATGGTTACTCTGGTGTGAAAGATGCCAGCGAGGGGATTTGGAGTGGTTCGATGACAGACTGGTCGTTAGCCCTGTGCAGGGAAACTGATCCTGAGTTGTTCTTCCCGCAAACATGGGGTGAGAGCAGAGACGCACGCAAGACATGTGAACGTTGCGACATTCGTATCGAATGTTTGGAATTCGCGTTGAACGATTCAAGCCTCCTTGGAATTTGGGGAGGAGTAACCGAACGTGAACGGACTCGTATGAGGAGTCGTAAGAGAGCAGCGTGACACGGATGTGACATCAATACGACATGTCCGTTACCATTGAAACTTCATGCCCGCCGTCTAGTGGAGGTTGCCTATCGAAGATGCGAAGCCCTGTCCGCCGAGCATTGGAGAATCATGCGAAGCCTGATAAACGCAATAATCGCAACACTGTTTTTGATCTTGACAACTACAACAGCACAAGCGGCAACACCGCCGCCCGTGGATCCACCGGGCAAGGTTGAGGGGAAACAACCGTCCGCATACCGTGGAAAGTTCTACATCTCATCTCAAGAGCCGTATCGCATGTGTGTGGCACAGCGAGAAGGCCGTCATCAGTATTGGGTGACTGGATCTAACGGCACGTATTTGGGTACGTATCAAATGACACATGCACTCGCTAAGGGCGCAGTGTGGATGATCACTCCTGAACTCAAGCGCATGTTTGAGAAAGAGCAAGGTAAGAAGATCCGTGATGAACTGTTCGCAACTAAGCCGACTAAGTGGAATCGGTTCTACTGGGATATGGCGTTCTTCACTGTCTTGAACTGGGAGCATCCTGGATCTGGTGCGAATCATTGGGCAGGCGGCAGATTCTCGTGCCGCATCGGTATGTCAGATTGGGGTGGCGACAGATGAGTGCAGAATGTCCTTGTGCTCGCTGGACTGCCACCACCACTGACCACTTACCCGTGCCCTGTATGTCGGGTGACCGTACGTAGCGTTTGGACTACGGGGGAGGTGCTTATCACGATCAACTCCGAACCTGATCCACACGGCAACATCATCCCCTGGCCCGCTAAGGATCCGTGTGGGCTCACTCAGGCACGATTCGTGGACGTAGTGCTACCTGGAGAACAGTCATACAGCCTGCATCGCTGCCGATAAACTTGTACGGGAGGTACGCGATGTCGGAGCCAGAATCTGAACGTGTCACAGGCGCGTTGTATGACGTTGAGACTGGTATCGAAAATGCTATCCGGGCGTATGACCGTGAGACGAATGAAGGCAATTCCATTCTCACCGGATGGGTCGTAGTCGCAGAGTGGATTGACGAGAACGGCGACCCGGCATTGTCAGCGTTTGCGATGGAGCGGATGCCGTACTGGAGAATCAACGCTCTGTTGGAAGCCGCTCCTGATCAGATCGAATACGATGAAGAGGACTGGGATTGAAAGCCCTGGACTCTGTTGTCAGCCAAGTTTCTATCTTGACGGATGAGGAGTTAGCGGAGTACATCTGCGAACTGGAGCGGGCTTACGTTCATCTGCTCATTGAGGCTGCTTTGAGGGGTACGACGATTGATGCTGCGACACGGCTCGGAGGTATTGTGAAACGGCTCCGTCCCGTCTAGTCTCCACTCATGTTGCTGACGCAGAACAGGGAACTCCGGCAAGACGGCGTGTGGAATTTCACTCTCCCGGCGTGGGTCGTGGAACTGCCGGACGGATCTCACTTCAATGTGTGCCCTCAGGCTGGAGCCTGCGCAAAGTTCTGCTATGCCCGTAACGGCACGTACCTGTTCCCGAAAGTTCGGGGTAAGCATCTTAGGAATCTTGAGATTGCACGTAGTGAAGATTTCTACGATGCGATGGTGGAAGAGTTGAGTCATAAGAGATTCAGGGCTACTGGTGTTGCTCGTGTGATTCCAGGGTTAGATGATGTTTCGCATCTGTCGGCCTGGACTCAGGAATGGATGGGCAACGGCGGGCAGGCTGTCCGTATTCATGACTCAGGAGACTTCTTTGATGACACGTATCTGTTGCAATGGATAGATATAGCAAATGCTATTCCGGATGTCCTGTTCTATGCGTACACGAAAGAGGTAGCCCTCGTTCAAGGAATGCAGGACGGTAGCGTTCCGTGGCCTGACAATTTCCTCGTATGTTTCTCAATGGGAGGCAGGCAAGATCACTTCATTGACCCGGACGTTGACCGTCATGCTGATGTTTTCCCTGACTTCGACTCCATGACTGCTGCTGGATACATGTCTCAACACTTGAGTGACCTGTTGTGTGTTCTCCTTCCGACCACGAGAATCGGGATCCCGCAGAACAATATTCCGCACGTGAAGAAGAAACTGGCAGGCAGGACGTTCGCTGAGGCTCAAGCGGAGCGAAGAAGGTGACCTGGCCCGTGGTGCTTATAGAGGCAGCGTGTCGTTCGGCTGACCCAAGCCTGTTTGACGCTACTGGTGGAGATAAAGCCCTAGATGCTTTGTCCTATTGTGAGAGGTGTAATGTCAGTGGGCCGTGTGAAGATTGGGTAAGACCACGGAAGTCGCACTTTGATGGGGTCGTAGCAGGTAAGGTTTGGCATGAAGGAAAGCCCGTAGAGGTGGGCATGTTTGATGAGGGAGTGTAATGAGTGTTCCAATTAGTTTCACGGGAAACGTCACGTCGGATCCAACACTGAGATTCACGAGTAACGGTGTTGCGGCCTGTTCAATGACTGTGGCTGTGAATGATCGGGTCAAAGACGGCAACGAATGGAAAGACGGCGAGCCAACGTATTACGAGGTCTCATGCTGGAGACAGTACGCCGAGAACGTAGCAGAATCGGTCACTAAGGGCACGAGAGTTGTTGTCATGGGGAAACTCAAGGCACGCACGTACGAGACACGAGACGGCTCTAAGAGGACTGTTTTCGATGTGCAGGCAGATGAGATCGGTTTATCACTCCGTTACTCGTCAGCACAAAGCAAGGCGGCACAGCGAACGACACCCCGACAGTCGCAGCCTGCTGATGACCCGTGGGCTACACCTTCTCCGTTAGAGGACATTCCGTTCTAGCGCGATACACTTGCGGGATGGACTTGACTCCCCTTGACGCTGCCGCAGTGACGGTTCACGAGTTCTATATGGCGTTGCGTAGGGCAGGTTTCTCTGATGGGCAGGCTATGTACCTGGTAGGGCAAAGGATGATCGCAGATGCACGATCACAGTGACCTTCACGAGTTAGGGTCGTCCGGCCTACGCCGTAGCGGGGGAACGATCACGGAAGAGTTTCTTCCGAATCTGCAAGGTGTCAAGGGCTTCAAGGTTTACCGTGAGATGTCCGACAACGATCCTGTTGTTGGGGCAATGCTGTTTGCGTTCGACAAAATCATTACGCGACTGGACTGGCACATCTCAGGGGAAGATGAGCGTTACGTCAAGTTCGTTCAAGAGTGTCTTGATGACATGAGTGATTCGTGGGACGCAACACTGTCCAACATTTTGTCCATGCTGGTGTACGGCTGGAGTTTCCACGAGATTGTTTACAAGATCCGTGACGGGCAGAATCCGGAACAGAGGTATCACTCCAGGTACTCTGACGGTCGTATCGGTTGGCGTAAGTGGGCTGTGCGGGCGCAGGAGACGTTGCAGGAGTGGATCATTGATCCGCATGGCGGCATTCAAGGGATGGTGCAGATTGACCCGTCTGGTGGCGGGCTTCATCGGATCCCGATTGACAAAGCACTGTTGTTCCGTACGACCACTAACCGCAATAACCCTGAGGGAAGATCTCTCCTCCGTAACGCTTACCGTCCCTGGTATTACAAGCATCGCATCGAAGAGATCGAAGCAATCGGTATTGAGCGGGATCTTGCTGGACTGCCTATGGCGTATGTCCCACCGGAGTATCTGTCGTCCACGGCAACGTCAGCGCAGAAGGCGGTTCTGAACGCGATCACCACAATCGTGCAGAACGTGAAGCGGAATGAGCAAGAAGGCATCGTTTTCCCTGCTGCATACGATGAGAACGGCAACCGCGTATTCGACCTGACCCTTCTGTCTGCGTCGGGCTCTCGCCAGTTCGATACGGGATCAGTGATTCAACGGTATGACCAGCGAATCGCAATGTCCCTGTTGTCTGACTTCTTGTTGCTTGGATCTGACCGTGTGGGCTCGTTTGCTCTTGGAGCGAGCAAGATTGATCTGTGGACTATGGCTGTTGACTCCATAGCGAAGAGCATCAGCGAGGTCGTGAATCAGTATGCGATCCCTCGTTTGTTGAAGTTGAACGGCATGAGGTTGACGAATATGCCGTATCTGACGTACGGGCAGGTCGCAAGCGTGGATATCACTGAGGTGGCTAACTTCGTGGAGAAGTTGACTGGTGTTGGAGCGATTGTTCCTGACCGTGAACTGGAAACACATCTGCGCACTTTGGCTGATCTCCCCGACGTTCAACCGTTGGAGTAGCCGTGTTGATCGTGAAGGCGCGTCGCCGCACGAATCCGGTTCACATCGCTGGCCCAACAGAGTCAGGCAAGCGGATCATGCGTGTCCTCTCGTCGGCTATGAACAGCATCAGAGATCAGGTCGCTCGTAATGAGGGCGTGTATCTTGACGCGATACAACACAGGTCATCTCAGGCTGTCGCTGACATGGTTCCCACGCAACCGTGGTTCGAAGCGCAGGAGAAGATTGAGCAGGAGTTGTACGTTGAGGTGCTGGACGGCGGCTCCAGGGTCAAGTTGCCTGCTATCCGTAAAGAGGTGCTTCTCTTCTCGTTCGACCGTTCCCGGCCTGAGGCGGCAGATTGGGCGAGGAAAGAAGCGGCTCAACTGGTCACGAATGTTGTTGAGGATCAGAGGACTGTTATCCGCGGCATGGTCGCTCAGTCCCTGGAAGGTGGCATGGCCCCACGGGACGTTGCACGTGGCCTCAGGAATGTCATAGGGCTCACTCAGGGGCAAGAAGGCTGGGTGTCTAATCACTACAACCGGGCTGTTGATTCGGGTCTCCAACGCGGTCTATCTGTTGCGAGGGCTACGGAGTTGGCTCAGAGATCCACGGACAGATACCACGACCGGGTGTTCCGTTATCGGACGGAGACGATAGCCCGGACGGAGATCATGCGAGCCACTCATGAGGGTCGTCGTGAAGCGTGGGCTCAGGGCATTGAAGGTGGATGGATAAGTGTCCTAGCGGAGAAGGAGTGGAGTGCTGAGGCTGTTGCCTGTCAGATCTGCTCACCGATGGACGGCATCATCGTGCCGATCAATGGCTCGTTCAGCATTGGAGATCCTCCTGCTCACCCGAACTGTCGTTGCGATGTTCTCCTGGTGGATAGGCCAGACAGGGATCTAGCGGCATTGCAGCCCGCGCAGATTGATGAACTGATTGAAGAGATCGTCGGCACTGGCATTCGTCCTGGCATGGGTGACGGCACTGTCATCCCGGAGGCTGACTTCATTGCGATGCAGCAGTCGTCGGCTGGCCCGTACATGACTGGTCGGGCTCCCGATGGTGCTCCGTTGTGGGATCCGGTACGAGCACGACTGCATGATGAGATTGTTGACCGTTTCGTTTCACGAGTTCCTCGTAGCGAGAAGCCGACGTACAACATGATGGGTGGCGGGCCTGCATCGGGGAAGTCAACGATGGAGAAGAAAGTGTTTGGCGAGGCGCGTGGTCAGGCTGTGAAGATTGATCCTGATGAGATCAAGAAACTGCTACCGGAGTATCGGGACATGGTTGCTGCTGGTGATGACAATGCGGCAGCGTTTGTGCATGAGGAGTCCTCGTATTTGGGTAAGAGGATTTTGAAGGCAGCGCAGGAACGCCGTCAGGACATTGTTTTCGATGGTGTGGGTGACGGTAACCCTGATAGTGTCCTTAGTCGTATTGCTACGGCTCGCGCTAACGGCTACGAGGTCAAGGGCTACTACGTGACGATCCCCACGGATGAGGCAGTTGCACGTGCTACTGCGCGGGCTGCTAGAACTGGACGTGTAGTACCGGAGTCAACGATCAGGTCTCAGCACGCTGCGGTGTCACGAGTGTTGCCGGAGATTGCTGAGGAGTTTGATGAGGTGCAGTTATTCGACAACACGACAACGTTGAAGTTGATCGGTGAGGGAAGTAGAGGGAGATTCAAAGTGTTAGACGATGAAGCGTACGACAGTTTCCTTGGGAAGGCGGCTGACAATGGCATCCGCTAATGATGTTTCCCGGATCACGGCTGAGATCGCTAACGGAGTGCTGAAGCAAGACTCCACCGTCACGTTGACTGATGAACTGTCAGCATTGTGGGATCAGATAGAAATGGAGATCGCGGAGATCAGAGCCCGTGGGCTAATTGTTGAGATCCCTGGCGAGATGCCAGACGTTCAACTACTTTCACCCGACTCCATCGTTGAGCCGTAGAATAGGTCTTTATGGATCTGCTTGAACGCATCAATGCCCTCACGGACGATCAACTCAGAATGATCGCTGACCGTGATGATGCTTCCGGCGTGCTCGCTTCTTACCGTTTAGCGGAACTCAGAGGGCTACCAGCACCAGAGCGCAGTGTCGTGATCATGGGTGACGGGTATGCGATTGTTGCTCAGGACGGCAAGATTTCGAAGATCCCGACAGAGGGTGTAGCGAAGATCATCCGTCAAGAGGGCAGCCAATACTGTGTGTATTCGGAGGACGGTTCTCAGTCGTTCGGCTGCTATGACAGCATGGAGCAGGCTCAGGAGCGTTTGCGGCAGATTCACTCGTTCGGCAATGAGGCAGAGAAGGCTGTCCATGAGGGCTCATTCGTTTCTTGGAATTCCAGTGGCGGTCGTGCGCGGGGCCGTGTTGAGCATGTGATGACTGAGGGAACTCTCGGAGTCCCTGGCTCGTCGTTCAGCATTGACGCTACTCAAGAAGATCCTGCTGTGTTGATCCGGATTTGGCGTGAGGGCTCAGAGGGCTGGCAGGAGACAGAGACTCTCGTTGGTCACCGGATGAGCACGTTGACGCAGATTGAACCGTTGAACCGTAGCGCGGTCGGGAAGGCGACTAAGCGTGAAGATGGTGAGGACTTCCCAGCGGAAGCGTTCGCATACGTGCCGGATCCAGAGCGAGTCTCTACGTGGAAACTGCGACTGTGGGATTCGTTGTCGGAGAAAGAAACTAAGGCTCAGGTGGCTCGCGCTGTTCAAGCGTTGAGCCCATCAGGTTTCCGTGGCAACCGTGTTCAGATCCCGGCTGCTGATCTTCCAGGGGTCAAGCGGAAGGTGCTGGCAGCGTGGCGGAAGGTCAATGAACCTGATGCTGAGATCCCGGCAGTGTTGAAAGCGATGCTGGTGAAGGAGACGTTCAAGCCCCCTCAGGGAGTCCAGGACGCTGCGGAGCGTGCTCTTGAATGGATCAGGGAAGGCCACGCAGGTTCGGGCTTTACAGACGTTGGTAGGGCTCGTGCAGCGCAACTGGCACGGGGCGACAATGTTTCGGAGCAGACGATCCGCCGCATGGCCTCGTACTTTGCGCGTCACGAGGTGGATTCACAGGCTGAGGGCTGGAGTAGCGGCGAGGATGGTTTCCCGTCACCAGGCCGTGTCGCTTGGGATGCTTGGGGTGGTGATCCTGGCAGGACTTGGGCGAATAGCATCGTTGACCGTCTTGAGAAGGATGGTGTCGCTCTGACACCTCGGCAGAACCTGTTGTACGAGTCGTATGAGCAGGTGGCGGAAGTGTTTGGTCTGTTCGGCCCGGATGACGGCCCGGACGGTGCTCACTACATGGAGGAGAATCCGTTCAACCGGAACGGGATCAACTGTGCTAACTGTGTGTTCTACCAGGGTGGAGGCGGCTGCGAGATCCTCAACATTGAAGTGAACCCTGACGCTGTTTGTAAGTTTTGGATCATCCCGAATGACCGTCTCGTCAAGGCAATGGACGTGGATAAGGCAGCGTTCGTGCGGAAGGCAGATGAGTCCAGGTTCACGCTTGGCCCGTTGTATGTCCCGGATTTCATGGACGCTCACGGCGAGTGGACATCAGCGGATGAGTTGCAGCCTGCCGTCTGGGAGTGGGTGAAGTCAGGTGATCGTCGGATCTTCTTGCAGCATGACCGTGAGGTTGAGGCTGGTGAGTGGGTCGAAGTGATGACGATGCCGCAGGAGTGGACTGTCACGATGCGCGACGCGGCGGGTAACGCGCTGGGGCAGGTCACCTATCCACGTAACACGGTGTTCCTGGGCGTGCAGTGGAATGAGAAGGCTTGGCAAGACGTAAAGGCAGGCCGTTTGCGCGGCTACTCCATTGGCGGTTTCAGTGACCGGATCCTCGCTGATCTTCCCGACTCTGCAATGCGGGAAGGGTTAGAGATCCCGACTGGCGATTGATGCGCGTACACTTAGCGTATGGCGCGTAAGATCCGGGTTGGCACGACTGAGCCTGTGCTTGTTGATGGTCGGATCCGGCATTGTGTTGTTGAGGGTGTGACTGATCAGGACACGATCACTGTGCGGCTTGGGTCGAATGACAAGGTGATTGATGGGGAGTCGTCGGAGTTCGGTGCTACTCGTGCGGCTTCGACTACGACTAGGGGCTTTCTGTTCCAGGCTTAGTCCCCCTATGCGACACGGATAATTCGGACATTTAGGTCAATTTCTGTTTTCCACTTGACACTCCTCCCCCGTGGCACTAACGTAGGGGTCATGAGGGGTCGGGAAGATATCCCGGCAGGAGGGAAGAAAATGATCACCACACAGGGCGAGATGATTGACGAAGCCATTGAACTTGCCAAGGCCGTCAAAGGATTGAACATCAGCGTTGCCGGGGATCGGGACGCGCTTGAAGTTGCTAAGGCTGTTCGCGGCCTGAATATCAAGTAGTCGAAACCCCTTCGGGGGTCGTGCGGGGATCGCCTACCGCACCTGATGAGACAGGCGACAGGGGAGGGAACAAAATGATCACCGTAAAGAAGATCAAAAGCGGCAGTCAGTATCGTGAATTTGACTATGCGGTTTACAACTGCGGCGTAGAAATCTTTCACACAGACAACATGACCGAAGCGCAGTACGTGGCTTCGTGGGCAAAGATGCAGGAGGCGTAGTCATGATGGTTCAACTGCCTGAGATCGGCCCGATTGTTCGCTGCACGTACGCGGAGCAGCATGGCGAAGATCCCATCGCGCACACGAATTTGCTGGAAGGGTTAGCGTTCTGTGCTAACTGCGGGGCCACTGATCACAAGGAAATGTGAGGGGAACGTGATGAAAGAATCGTGGATCAAAGTAGCCGCAACCAATCGCGGTTGGGCTATCGGACTCCTGGAGGTCAAGAACCGTTACACGGGAGATCCGATCTATCAGGTCGCTCGCATCAATCCTCAGGACAAATACCTGGTGTTGTTTCAGAGTGAAGATCTGGCAGAGGCACGCGCGGCAGCCAACAGTGAGTGGGATGCGGAGGTGAAGGCAGCGTCATGAAGAGTGTAGTTCTGGAGAAGAGCCGTCACGGTGATCTGCCAGGTGTGGCTGAGAAGGTGCAGGTCAGTGCGACAAAGATCCTGCTTGGCGGTCAGATGTACAGGATCACGTACACGCCTGCTGATGGGATCTCCAGGCGAGAGTTCGGCGGGCCGTGCGTTCCCGGCCCGTACGCTGCGCTCTTCCCGCTGGCTACTGTGATTGACGGCGGCATGATCAGGGACGCTGATCCCGTCGTTCCGGCTGAGTTCGGGGACGTTGTTGAAATGGACGGGCTCAAGTGGAGGGTCGTGGAGGACGCGACACGCGGTTGGCCGAAATTGCAGGTTATTGAGAATTGACGGGGACTACCCGCTACACTGGGAATGTGGTCACGAGGGGTGACCGGAAAGCGAGGGGCAAGATGGACGAGCGTATGGCTGCGATCCTGGAGCAAGAAATGGCTGTTGAGCAGTCGTTCGAAATGTTGGCGGCTTTCGGGCCTGGAGCCACTGTGGTGGACGTGATCACGGGGAAGCAATACAAGACCCCAGGCCGTTCACCTAAGCCTGTTACGGGCCGCTATGAGGTGCAGCGGAAGATCAGTAACCGCGTTACCGGGTACAAGAATGGCAAGCCTCAACGTCCGTGGGACTGGCACGTGGTTGACGGTGACGGCAAGATCGTCGTGACTCACGAGATGAAGGTCAAGGCGGAAGCCGATTGCGCGGCGTTGAACAGCGGGAAGGGGATCTCACCGTGGTGAGCCAGGATCTTTTCCAAGGGACGCTGCATCCGGAGTACGTGAGCCTCCGGAACATGGAGCCCGACGCTGACACGCTCACGTTCGACTCATTCGATCAGGCCGCTGAGTACATCCGTAAGACCACGGAGGAGTTCAGCGTCACGTTCAAGCCACGCGGGGCTCTCCCCGGCCTGTGGTTCACTGTTTGGGAAATGCCGTGGAAGGATGCAGGCCAATGAGACTCACAAAGCGCGGCGAAACTGTCGTCTGTTACGCGGCACTCTTCGTTTTCCTAGTCGTTCTGGGATTCGCAGGGTGGCTTGAGAACCTGGGCTACTGACCGTCAGAGCCCGTACCCTGTAAGGAGGGGGAAATGAAGAAGATCATCGCAGCGGCAACTGCCGCCATTGTGGGCACACTGTTGCTCGCTCCTCCAGCATCTGCTGGTGTTCAAGATGACAAGTTGTTTTACAAACTTGTGACCGCTGAGGCTCCGGCTTTGAAACAGGTCACGAGAAAGCAACTCGTCAAGACCGCTAAGGAAACGTGCAAGTTCTTGCGAGCAGGATTCGGCATCATGGATGCTGTTGATCTCGCTGAGGATGCTGGGCTGACTCAGAATGAGGCAACGGCAATGGTCGCTGGGGCTGTTGTTTTCTACTGTCCAGAGCAGGAGAACAACTGGTAACCGCATAGGTTTGCTGACACGATCCCCCCCCCTCTGTGTCAGCGCAGATCACCCCGTCACTTGGGAAGCGTGGCGGGGTGTTTCTGTTGTCATGTGGGCTCCTCTCGTGACGGTGTATTATTAGACGGACGTAGGAGGTGTGACTTGGCACGTAAAGCCCCAAAGATGACGGAACTCGTTATTGAGGAAACGTCTGGCGTGGATCATCCCGCGCACTTGCACGAAGGGTGGCTGGTGGTCAAGGCCGCAGACACGGCAACCGTGGCAGATGTGGAACGCGCACTGCCGGAACCGTTAGGAGAAGGTATGTCAGAAGAAGTCACGGAGACCGTGGCGGAGGACGCTGAGGTGCGTCTTGAAGCCGCTGAGGTCGAAGCCCAAGAGGGTGAAGGCGGTGCAGGCGAAGGCGGCATGGAAGATGAACTTGCTATGGCGCAGGCTCGCATTGCCGAACTGGAAGCCCGTATTGCTGAGATGGAATCCGCCGCTGGTGAGGCAGACATGATGGAAGAGGCCGCAGAGCCGTCCGTTGAGGATCTTGCCAAGTCCGCATCGGAGCCCATCCGCAAGATGCTGCTGGATCTCCAGAAGGAGCGGGATGAAGCCGCCGCTGAATTGCAGAAGGAGCGGGATGACCGCGCTGACGCTGAGGCTGTTGCTAAGGCTCGTGAGACCTTCAAGCATCTGAATGTGGATGCGGAGAAGATCGGCCCCGCTCTGCGTCGGCTGGAACTCCAGGACGCTGATCTCGCGAAGTCCGTGGAAGAGGCTCTTGCTGCTGCTGATGCACAGAGCGAATCCGCTGGGATCTTCCAGGAGATCGGTAAGGCTGCCCCCGTTGCGACTGGGGATGCCTACGAGAAGATGACTTCCCTCGCGAAGGCGGCAGTAAGCGAGGGCAAGGCGGCAACGGTTGAGCAAGCAATTGCAGAGATCGCCGTCAGTAATCCTGCCCTCTATGTTGATTACCTGAGCGAGAAGGGAGCCTGAGACATGGCTTACGAGTTCTCAAATAGTGCGATCAAGGCGTCGTTCGTCGCTGGTGGCGATCTGTCGTCCGCACAATACAAGTTCGTCAAGTTGGACTCTGACGGCGAAGTTGTAGTGGCTGCTGCTACTACCGATCGTCCTGTCGGTGTTCTCCAGAACGCCCCCTCCAGTGGTCAGATTGCGGAGGTCACCATCGCTGGTGGCTCCAAGGTCGTCGCTGGTGGCAACGCAAGCGTCGGAAATCCGGTGTTCACCTCGGCTTCCGCAACTGCGGTGACCGCGACTGTCGGTTCTGCCGCATCTACGTTCTATGTTCTCGGCACATTCCTTGAGGATGCTGCTGCGGGCCAGATCGTTTCCGCTGTCGTCAACTGCGCCAACAGTGGGCGCGGAGCATAAGGAGTAAAGAAAAATGCCACAGCCCACTCAGTCTCAGGTGCATGTTGACGCAATCCTGACCAACATCTCTGTTGCTTACATGCAGCGTGCAGAGAACTTCATTGCCGACAAGGTGTTCCCGGTTGTGCCCGTGGACAAGCAGTCGGACAAGTATTTCGTGTACACCAAGAATGACTGGTTCCGTGATGAGGCGCAGGTTCGCGCTGACGGCACTGAGTCTGTTGGTAGCGGATACAACATCACTTCGGACACCTACTACGCTGATGTGTGGGCGATCCACAAGGACGTGGGCGATCAGACCCGCGCCAATGCGGATGCTCCGATCAACGTTGACCGTGAGGCAGCGGAGTTCGTTACTCAGCGTCTGTTGCTCCGTCGTGAGATCCAGTTCATGAATGACTTCATGGCTGACGGCGTGTGGGGCACTAGCGCGTCTGGTGTTTCCTCCTCACCGTCCACCGATGAGTTCATCCAGTGGAGTGACTACACCAATTCGGATCCGATTGAGGACATCGAAGCGGGCAAGCAGGAGATCCTGTCCACCACTGGCATGGAAGCCAACACTCTGGTGCTCGGCTATGAGGTGTTCCGTCAACTCAAGAACCACCCGGATCTCGTTGACCGCATCAAGTACACCTCCTCACAGACGATCACTGAGGACATGCTGGCCCGCATGTTCGACATTGACCGCGTGCTGGTGTCCAAGAGCGTCAAGGCCACGAACAAGGAAGGCGCAACCGCTGCCTACTCCTTCACCACTGGCAAGACCGCACTGCTGGCTCACGTTGCCCCGCAGCCTGGTCTGCTCACTCCTTCCGCTGGCTACATGTTCCAGTGGACAGGCGTGTCGGGTGGCCTTGGAGCGACCATTGGAACGTCGTCTTTCCGTCTGGAGAGCCTCCGCGCTACCCGGATTGAGTCGGAAATCGCGTTCGACAATAAGGTCGTTGCGACTGATCTCGGCTACCTATTCAAGGATGCCGTGGCCTAGTCCAAAATTCAATAACCGCGACGCGGGGGCTGCTCACACAATGGGTGGCCCCCGCAAGCGTATGAGGGATGTTGTTCATCGGCGTAGAATAATCCTGGAGGTGCTGCATGACGTGGAGTTACTCGGGGGATCCTGGTGCTAGCACCCGTGATGAGATCCGTTTCCTGATCCAAGACACTGACACGAATGATCAACTGTTGTCAGATGAAGAGATTGATTATCTGATCAGTGTTTGGACTGACCCGTATGCGGCGGCTGTCGCGGCGGTCACTGCTCTGATCGCTCAGGCTTCTCGTTCACTGGAAGAGTCAAAGAAGGTCGGGGATCTGTCTCTGTCTTTGAAATCTGGTGCTCGTGTTCAACAGTGGATGATGTTGAAGGATCAACTCCAGGCGGAACGTTTCCGCTTTAGTGGTGGGGCTCCGGTGTATAACGCTAATGCGTTAGTTTCTACTGAGGATCGAAGTGTTGAAGAAGAGACCACAGACTTCTACATGGGCCAGTTCGACAATAAGACGTGACGTATGGCTATCGAATCACAGTTCCGTGAACTGTTCTCTGAGACTGTAAGCCTGTACCCGCCTTCGGCAACTGATAAGTACGGGAAGCGGACTTACCCATCCGGCAGCGTGGTTACTGCTAGTGCTCATCTAATGTCTGAGTTGCGGAATGTTCGGACTCCTGACGGTCGTGACGTGGTGGAGACTGGTCGGGCTTACCTGTATGGGGCGTTCACTCAGGTCACTACTGATTGGGCGATTGTTGTTGGTTCGTCTAGCCCGGTGATCTTGTACGTGGATATCCCGTTTGATCAGAATGGGGCTCATCACACTGTGATCGGCTACGGTGAAGGTAGGCGAGGCACATGAGAGTTGGCATGACGTTGCGTGGCTTAGATGAACTGGTGAAGATCACTGAGCGTGCAGGCCTAAACGTTCGTCCGGCTTTGGAAAAGGCAGTGTTTGCTGAGGCGAATGCTGTATTGAATGAGTCGAAGAAGATCGTGCCTGTTGATACGGGGGCTTTGAAGTCGTCTGGTCGTGTGGAGCGGCCAGTGGTGAATGCTGCTGGTGTCACGGTTGAGGTTTCGTACGGTGGGGCAGCGGCTCCGTATGCCCTGTATGTTCACGAGGATCCAACGGCTAGTCACGCTCCTGGGAAGAGTTTCAAGTTTCTTGAGATCCCGGCAATGGCCCGTAGGCCAGTGTTCGTTCAGAATGTGAAAGAGCGGTTCATCACGTACGTGAGGAGGGGCGTGTGATTCTCGAAGCGTTGGCTGAGAAACTCCAGGATGACGGTGTTGGCACTGTTGGTACGAACATCTTCATTGGGCTGATGCCGTCCACCCCGGATGTGTGCATAGCGTTGTATGAGTATTCGGGTGAACCTCCTCGTGAGACGTTCAATGATGGTGGGGCAAGTATTGATGTTCCGTCTGTGCAGGTGATGGTTCGGGCTGGGCGTAATGACTATCCGACGGCTAGGGCGAAGATCATCGCTGTGAGGAACAGTTTGTCTAGTGTGGCTAATGTGACAGTTGAGGGTGTAGTGTTCCTACGGGTACATGAACTGTCGGCTGTGAATGCGTTGGGGGTTGATGAGAATGATCGCCCTAGGTTCACTCAGTCGTTTCAGGCGTTGGTGGAGCGGTGACTGATCCGTATGGTCGCGGAACACTCACGATTGAGCGTCCTCGCTGCTGGAGGTGTAACAAACTTCTGGCAGAACTTGTGTCGTGTCCTTGGAAGATCACCTGCCCGAGGTGTAAAGCGTCGAATCAGGGAGAGTGATGTCTCTCCGAGATGAACTGACGAACGCTGTTAGTGACGGGGGTGAACTCACTACCCGTAAGCGTGAGTGGCGGCCTGGTGTTGAGTGGCTAGGTGATCACGGGACTGTTGTTTCGGATCCTGGCCCTGCATCGCAGGAGGCTGACTGGGATCAGATCTTGCGTCAGTGGAATCTTGACCCGGCTCATTTCCAGGTTGTTGAGCCTGTCCTGTTCAACACGTGGGGTGGAGTGGATGGGCAGCAGAACAAACAGTGGAAGGCGAAGGTGGTTCGGCGTACGACGGCGTTGGTTGACCTGGAGCCGTTGATCAAAGAGGCGTTGAAGAAGAAGCCGTCGAAGCGAGATTTCGGTGGCGAGGGGTCGCTGAATGTGGTGTTGGCTGACTGGCAGATCGGGAAGGCTGACGGGGATGGGCTTGAGGGGACGATTCAACGTGTCATAAACGCACGAGAAGCCCTCATAGAGAGGCTAAAAGAGTTGCGGCGGGCTGGCAGACCTATCGGAAAATTGAACGTCCTATGGACGGGAGATTCGATTGAGGCGTGTGTCGGGCATTACCCATCTCAGACGTTCGCTGTTGAGTTGGATCGGAGAGATCAGGTCAAGGTCACGCGACGTTTGTTGACTGACTCGCTCATGGCGTGGTCGAAATACTTCGATGACATCCTCGTTGCTGCTGTTGGCGGTAATCATGGAGAGAACAGGCAGAATGGGAAAGCGTTTACAGGCTCCCATGACAATGATGACCTTGCTGTTGTGGAGCAGGTGGCGGAGATCCTGGCAGCGAATCCTGATGCGTTCGGGCACGTCAAGTTCGCTGTGGCTCGTGATTCTTTGACGTGTGTGGTTCCGTCAGCCGGATGGATCCTTGGCTTGACTCACGGGCACGTTGCGGGTGGTTCCGGTAATGCTGAAAACAAACTTCGTAACTGGTGGCAGCGTCAAGCGGGAGGCCGTCAACCGATTGGCGACTCTGATGTTCTCGTCACTGGTCACTATCACCATCTGCGGGTCGCTGACTGGGGTGGCTGCGTCTGGTTGCAGGCTCCGGCGTTGGATGGTGGTTCGGAGTATTGGCGAGTTGCTATGGGTGAACAGTCTCAGGCGGGTATGCTCACGTTCGGAATGTATCCGAATGTGAGGGTGAGTGACATTGCAGTCCTCTGATATGACTCCAGAAGATGTAGCGGCGTATGCGGCAAGCGTGGTCAGTGATGACCGTCAGCATGAGTATGGGCATCCGTTAGACAACCTTGACCGGGCAGCACGTATCTGGTCAGTGATCCTTGGTGCTGATGTAACGGCGGAGCAAGTAGCGTTGTGCATGATCGGCATGAAGATCGCTCGTCAGGTTCACAAGCCGAAAGCAGATACTGTGGTGGACATCATCGGCTATGCGTTGACGTTGCATATGGTGGAGGTGGAACGTGCCCAGCGTGGCCTTCATAAGCGCTGACTGGACGACGCATCTTGATCCTCCAGAGCCCAACGGTTGTACGTGGTATCGGTGCACTCTCCCGTCTCGTGAATTACAGAAGTATGAGTGGGACACTGCTGTGGGTATGCCGTCTGCGAATGAAGAGATGGGCATGGGTGTCGCGTATGAGGATGGGATGCTCGCGGGCTTTCAGTTGAGTGTTTTCAAACTGTTGATGCACGAGCAGGTTCGTAAGTACATGAAGATCATGCAGGATCGTGGTCAGACTGTTGCGGTTGATATTGATGACTTCCATGCTGGCCTTCACGAGGAGAACATTGCTGCGGGCTTGACTGATCCTCACCGGAATCAGGCAGTGAACCGGGCCTGGTATGAGCAGATCATTCGTGGTGCGGATTTTGTGACTGTTTCGACTGACTTCTTGGCGAACTATTACGAGGCACGTTGCAGGGATGTTCGTGTGGTTCGTAATGGAATTGACGTGGATCGGTGGCCTGTCCGTGATGTTTCGGGGGATCCGGTGCTCGGTTGGGTCGGGGCTACGTTGTGGCGGTCAGGTGACCTGGAGATGTTGCGGGATTGGCTGCCTCAGTTCGTAGATGATCATGATGTTCTGGTGCATCATTCGGGGCACATTCCAGACGATGAGAAGCCGTTTGGTGTTCGGGCTGGCCTCAAGACTGTGCGTACGGCGACAATGGCTCTGGTGAAGGATTACCCGCGCCTGTTTGAGTATTTCAATATCGGGCTTGTGCCGTTGGCTGCGAATGACTTCAATGAGGCGAAGTCGAATATCAAGGGACTGGAGTATGCAGCGTCGGGGATCCCGTTTGTGGCTTACCCGACTGAGGAGTACCGCTTGTTGGCGGAGTCTGGTGTTGGGCGTTTAGCGGAGACTCCTGATGAGTGGCGGGATCATGTGACTGAGTTGTTGGATCCTGACGTTCGGGTGGCTGAGGGGGCAAGGATCCGGAAGATCGTTGAGGAGCAGTGGAGCATGGAAGTGAGGGGGAGGGAATGGGATACCGCTCTGCGTGGATGAGGCACGCTGGGAATGGCACGAGGCATTCTGAGGCTGTGTTGTATGCGTTTGAGAAAGAGGTGGTGCCTCTCAACCCGATTCGACTGCTGGAGGTCGGTGTGGAGAACGGTGGCAGCCTGGAGGTGTGGCGGGATGTACTGCCGGAGGGCTCTGAGGTGGTCGGTATTGACGTGGAGCCGTTGTGTGGGGAATTAGGCTTGAATGTTCTGATCGGGGATGCGACTGACCAGGAGTGGCTCCAGGAGGCGTTGGGCCGCCAGTTTTTCCATGTGATCGTGAATTCCACTGGGGAGCGTTTGGAGAAGTTGTGGCCTTGGCTCGTTCCTGGAGGTGTCTGGATGTGGGAGGGCTACGACACTAGGGACGGCATGGCGCTTGTTGAGGCAGTGAATGATGATGTTCCCGCGTGGCTGCCATGTGAGGAGATCATCCGGGTGGCGGCTTGGCCTGAGGTGCTCGTGGTGGAGAAGAGAACCCCTAAGGTTGTACCGTATCTGGAGGTGCTGGTGGGGAACTTCTTCGACGTTGTTCCCGAGCAGACTTTGATGGATTCGGGGATCAAGCGTTTGATCATGGAATAATCGTCTGGTGGTGAACTATTGGGCGAAGCGTGCGTACGCGGAGTTGAGCACTGAGGCTGGCGATCTTGCTAAGCGCGGGCTGGTGTATTTGATGCACCGGAAGTTCACTGTTCCAGCGTCATCTTCTGTGTCGTTTGTGTTGGAGACGAATGGCAAAGAGGTGCAGTTCGAGTTCTACGACATCACGAGTGACACGTCGCGGGTGTATGCGGAGTTGATTGAGGAGCCCACGTACAGTCGTGCGTCTGCTTCGTTTTCTGCCTACAACTTGAACCGTAACTTTCCGGATTCTCATAGTGTCGGCTTGTATGCGGCGAGTGCAGTGTCTGGTGGTGTTGCGATTGCGAGTGAATTGATTGGCAACACATCGAAGGCAGGTGGGTCGCTTGCTAATAACAAAGTCCATGTTTTGCAAGATGACTCCTCGTATGTGATGACGTTTTTCAATCTTGATAATCAGGAGACTGTTTGTCATTTGAATCTTGGCTGGTCTGAGGATGAGCCAGAGCGTTACAACCTTGTGAGGGAAGGGATCAATGATCCTGGTGTGACGTGATTTCCCTCATGTGACACGGACATTTCGGGCATTTTCCGAAAACGCTGGACATGAGACGGGGGCGTGTAGTAACGTTTCTCCTGAGGGGCTGAGAGAGACTCAGCGGGAGGGAAAAAAATGAAGGCAACTGTGATCAGCACTCGCAAGACCAAGGCATCCGCAATGCGCGAGTGCGCGTGGTACGCGCAAGCAGAGCCCATGAATCAGCGTGTTGTGAAGCAGGACGGCATCTACTACGTCGTGCGTGACTGGCATCCCTCTGACGAGGGCCGTTCCTTCAAGACTATGGAGGTGTGAACAAATGTCAACCAAATCAAAGAACAATGTTGCAAGTGTCCGTCATCTCGTAACGAAAGATGACCCCATCATCTCGTATTCGATCACTCACGACAGCACTCTCAGCATCGCAATCGGTAGCGGTGGCGTAACGTCACGTGTCAATCCCGCAATGTGGCGTGTCACTCGTACGATCATCTGGAACGAAGGCGAGAACGGTTGGCTTCGTAAGACGAAGCGCAGCGACAGCAGTGCATTCAAGACTGAGGCGAAGGCGCAGGAATATCTTTCCGGCTTGATCTCACAGTATGGCGATGACGTGCGTTGGAAGGACATTGATCCTGATTACCCCGAACGCCGCTATGGGTATGCGGGCAACTGGACGATTGAGCAAGCGAACGGGGGTGTCTGATGGATTTTGGCAGCGTGAGTGTGACGTTCACTCCATCAGACTTCCTGTTGCATGAGATCGTTGCGCGGCTGATTGCGGATGGTCGGAAGCCAACGCGGGCTGCTGTACGGGCTGAGGTTCGTTCAGCGTTTTCTGCTGAGGGCTGGGGGGTCGAAGTTGACCCGTCCACCTACATGGGCACGTTTGAGGCGTACCCGGAGGATGATGACTACTTGAAGGCAACGTTGTGGCTGGAGGGCTGGTCACTGTGATGACTGTTCGGGATCTGGAGGGGAGGTGTTGAGAGTGGAGTGCATTGCTTGTGCGGCGAATGCTGTGGCTGCGGCTCTGCGGGTGGATTACCTGTCGGAGGAGCACCGGGCGGCTCTGCTTGTGGCTGATCGGTTGAGGGATCGGCATTCGGGCTGTTCGCTGGATCCGAAAGGGCCGTTGGCGGATCGGATTCTGGTCTCGTTCTGAGGCTGCGCCCTGGCTCCCATGAGGGGGCTGGGGCTTTTCTCTATTCTGTGGGGGCTCTCTGACGCACGGAGAGGGGTTTTCGTAAGTGGCCTGGTATGAGAGGATCCCCTGTTTTCTTGTGGCCTTAGAACGCCTGTAAATTCCTGCGACATTTTTACGCGACCCCCCTGGACATGAACCGGGGACGTACGCTAACGTTGGACACGAGGGGTCAGGAAAGACCTGACAGGAGGGAGCGTGATGAGCGCACAGTTCTACACGAGAGAGTTCGAAATGAGCCACGGACGTTCGCCCAAGGGCCGCGGATCTTGGGGCTTCATCCCGGTGTATATGCATCAGGGTGTTGAGATCTCACCTGAGATCAAAGAAAACACCGCAGTGTTTGTAATCGGGAGCATGACGCTGACCGAATCGAAGAAGGCAATCAAAGCCATGTATCCGGAAGTTGCAGGCTGGGAGGTCGCGCCGTGAGCATCCAAGAGGCTGCGTTCATGATGGACGCTGAGTTCCGTTGGTTCCAAGAGTGCGATGCACTGTACTTCGAAGAGCGGCGAGAAGGTGTCATCCCAGGAGTAAAGATCGTGGCAGAGCGTAAGGCCGCTGCAAAGGCTCTCCTGGACTGGAAGAAGATCTACGAGCAGCGCACCGGGCTGTCATTCGACTGGCCCCGTGAGGCAGTTGTTCACGCGAGGGTCAACTACCTGAGCAAGGTGTTGTCATGAAGCACGCAGTGGTTGTCGGAGGTGCAACAACGTCGTACGAGCGGATTCACTGGAGTTGCTTGTGTGGGGCAGGCCGTCAGGCAGCGAACATTTTTGATGCTGGTGCGGAGGCGCATCGTCATCTTCGTAACATGGAGGAGGGGCTGGAGTCATGATCATGACTGTCGTGAAGTGTGTGGAGTGTGAGCGGATCTTCGATCTCACTGATGAGACCGATTCCGCTGACTGGGCGTACGGGCATGACTGCGAGGTGGAGTCATGAGTGAGCCGTGCATTGACTGTGGCAGTCCAGCGGAAGAGGGCAGTTCGTGGTGCAGGGAGTGTAACGCTCCGATCTATGGTAGTCCGCCTCTCGTGAATCGCGTGACATGGGCAACTCGGACATTTCGGGAATCTTCCGAAAACGCTTGACACATGACGGGGGCGTACCCTAACGTGGGTTGTATGAGGGGCCGGGAAACTCCCGGCAGGGAAGGGGAAGGTCAAATGACCGCTTTCAAGATCGGAGACACCGTGCAAGCCACGGCATCCGCGCAAGGAATGGCCCGCTACCAGCGTTACACCGTGGTAGATGTGGTTGAGCAGTTCACGGCATTCGGCAACTTCGTCACGTACGTTGTTCATGATGACCTGGACGATTCCAACCTGGCTGTGCGTAACGGTCACATGCTGATGACGAAGGTGGCGTAGTCATGGATCTCAATGTTCAAGACACCAAATGGGTGTACGAGACTTCCGTTGATGGTGAAGAAATCTGCATCAAGGCAGTCAAGATGAGTCACTGCGAGTTCACTGACCGTTGGTACTTCTCCATGCAGACCAACATCATCGTTCCAGCCAGCGAGTTGCCTGCCCTGGCATCGCACATCCACAATCTGATCGTTGAGGGGGTGTAGTCATGGCTCTGAAAGTTGAAGATCTCAGCGTCGGTGACGTAGTGACTTACTCCGACATGGCTAATCCTGAGCGCACGTTCATGGTCGTGGCAGTTCCGTTGTATGACTTTGGTGCTCAGTTCAAACTCGTGCAAGTGAGCGGCGAGGACTGGGAGCCCGAAGCGTGGCTGTCTCACAAGTACAGCGATTGCCGTCAAGCCGGGTGGAACCGCGTGGAAATCTAGTCTCCGTGAGGGCGAGTGATCCCCCCGTCTCTCCTCGCCCTCACGGTTCAAACTCAAGGCGGGGGAAGGAGTCGGGGAAGTGTTCAAAGCAAAATTCTCAGATGAGCAAGGCAACATGTACGGCAAACTCGCCGTGTACTACTACGTCGGGCTGGAAGGTTTGACCAAAGCCGCCGTGATGTGGGTAGGGAACGAGGCGTTACGTACGCATGAGGGCTACGAGGAGATCGTTCCTCGTATAACCCGCAAGAATGTAGAAGAGTCGCTCCGGTCAAATTTGACTGCGTACGGCAGGATGTTCCTGGAGGTGTCTCCTAACGATTTCAATGTCGGCCTGTATCACCCGGATGACGTAGATGAACTCATTGATGAACTCAGGGCAGTCGTTGAAGAGTTGTTCCCGGACTTCCGGTGGGGACAGTGATGGACGTAGGGGCGAGTGACTTCGATCTCATGTGGGAGATCGCAATGGCGTGGGGGCCAGATTGGGCCGCTCATGATGGACGTTTCCTGGACATTCATAAGGGCTCCACAGAAATGCCTCCGTACGACCTGCGCATGGCGTATTGGTTCGGTCATCGCTGGGTAGAGGTGTTGTTGGCTCAAATGTTCCTGGACAACATGAAGATCCGTTACCGCACTGTTTGGGATTCCGGGCTTCACCCGTCCGGGGAGGAGATGGGATTCATCATCGTCACGGATTATGTCGCACAGAACATGTTGAGGCTGGAGGAGGCATGAGCACAGATACGCCGCATACGGTTCTCAGGGCACAGGAGAGAGTGCGGGAAGTGTTGGTGATACTCCTGGAGGGCGTCAGTGATCTGACGCTTCTGGAGCCTTCTATCGCTCGCGCATCGAAGATCCTGGAAACTCAACAACGTTTGTTGCAAGGTGTAGAATGAACTCCAGCAACGTGTCCCCGTGACCCCGCATCTATGACGTGAACCTAGTGTTCCCTTGGGTGAGGGGTTGCCTCGTGCCCAAGGGAGTTCAATGGCAACGTACAAAGCCCTCGTGGGGCTGGACTATGCGGGCAAGCGTATTGAGGCTGGACAGACTGTTGACGATATCCCCGCGAAGAGCGTTGCGTGGCTCGTTGAGCAAGGTCTGATCTCTCAAGTTTCTGCCCCATCCAAGACTGAAAAGCCTGTCGTCAAGCGTGAGCCTGAGTCTCCTGAGAAGGAGGCGTAATGCCCACGTTCCGTCACGGTAAGAAAACTGTTGTGCTGTTGAATGGCACTGACATGTCGCCGTTCTTGAATGAGGCGACCACCACTACAAGCATCGAAACTGCTGAGACCACTACGTTCGCGGATTCGGATAAGACTTACATTGTTGGGCTCGCTGACGGCACGATCTCCACGAGCGGCCTGTTTGACGCATCAGCGGGGGCTTCTGACGCTGTTTTGCGGGGCACTTTGGCTCAGGAGGACAACACGTTCACCGTGCTTCCGGAAGGGGCAACTGGAGGCAACCGATCTGTCATCGCTAACGGGCAGGTGACCTCGTATGAGGTGTCGTCACCTGTCGCTGATGTGGTGGCGATTAGTGCTGAGGTGCAGGCTGATGGTGGCCTGTTGCATGGTGTGGCCCTGAATGGGCTCCAGACTGTCGCAGCGTCTGGTGTAACGACTGCGATTGATAACGGCGCATCCACGTCGAACGGGGCGTTGTTCAACCTTCACGTCACGTCTAATACACATGACGGCAACACCACAATCAAGGTGCAGCATTCGTCAGACAATCTGACATTCGCGGATCTGGTGACCTTCACGGTCGTTTCTGCGAGTGCCACGACTGGCGAGTCAATCACCTCCACGGGTACTGTGAATCAGTATCTGCGGTCGCAACACACGTTGGCGGGAGCATCCGGCAGCGTGACCTACCACGTATCGGCAGCAAGGAGATAACGAATGCCTACGTTCAAGCATGGCAAGAATGCCTCGTTCGCACTGGACAATGCTTCGGGCACGCTCACCGACATTTCCAACACGCTCAATGAGGTAACGCTCCCACGGAGCATTGAAACGGCTGAGACCACCGCTTTCGGTGACGATGACAAGACCTACATCGTTGGCCTTGGCGACGCGACAATCAGTGTTTCTGGCATGTTCGACGCCACTGTGGATTCACACATCAACGGTGTGATCTCAGCGTTGAAGGCTGGAACCATCGCTTCTGCATCGTTCGAATATGGCCCCGCTGGGTCTGTGTCGGGCTCCCCGCAGTTGACTGGTGAGGCACTGATCACTTCGTACGAGATCGGTTCGCCCGTTGGCGATGTCGTGACCTACTCACTTGAGTTGCAGGTCAGCGGCAGCGTCGCTTCCGGCACGTTCTAGTACGTTCAGGTTCTCCACGTTCCCTCGTGGACAAATCAAAGGAGAGTAAGTGAATCTGAGAGAGAAGATCCTTGCAGCGTCGGATATCCCGTCGCAGACCCTGGAGATCCCTGAGTGGGACGTAACTGTCCTGGTCAAGGGAATGAGCGCAGGTGACCGTATCACTCTGATGCAGAATGCCTACGATCAGACAACTCAGCAGGTCAACATGGCTGCCGTCTATCCGGACGTTGTGGTGTCTTGTGTCTTTGACCCGGAGACAGGTTCTCCCGTGTTCACTGATGCGGATAAGACAGCGATTCTGGCTAAGTCGTCGGCTGCTGTTGAGAAGATCGCTGATGTCGGGCTCAAGTTGTCAGGCATCGGTAAGGATTCTGATGATGCTGCGGGAAAAGATTCCTCGTCCACCCCGAAAGACGTTTCATCTTCGAACTAGCGCAGAGACTGGGACGGACGGTGGCTGAGTTGCTGGAGGGCAGCCCTAGTCACCGTCCGCTCTCATCTTCGGAGTTGACGGAGTGGATTGCGTTAGAGAAGTTGCGGGTGTGGGAGCAGGAGCAGGCTCGTAGTAAGGCGGAGAAGGGCAAGAGGAGGTAACGGTGGCTGTTACTGATGTTGTTGCCAGGTTTACCGCTGATATTGGAGACATGCAGGCGAAGATGCTTGCTGTCCGGGGGATGTTGACTGCTACTGGTGATGAGGCTACGAATCTGAGTCAACGTTTGCAGGTTGTCGGTGACGGCATGGCAACGTTGGGTAAGAAGATGACCCTCGGCTTGACTGCGCCGTTGGCTGGTATCGGTGTTGCTGCCGTTATGGTGCAGAAAGACTTCGATGTAGCGATGAAGTCGTTGCAGGTGAACGCGAATGCTTCGGCTGATGACATGGTTCGGTTGTCGGCTTTGGCGAAGCAAATGGGCGCGGATACTGTGTTCTCAGCAGGCGAGTCTGCTGATGCAATGCTTGAGTTGAGTAAGGGTGGCTTGAGCATTGCTGCTATTGAGGGTGGTGCGCTTGCCGCAACTATGAACTTGGCGGCGACTGAGAACATGGCGTTGGCTGATGCTGCTGGTATTGTCGTGAATTCGATGAATCAGTTCGGTGTGGCTGCTGGTGAGAGTGCTCAGATTGCTGACATTCTCGCGGCTGGTGCTGTGGCTTCTACTGCTGGTGTCTATGACCTGGCAGGTGGCTTGAAGTACGTGGGCACGACTGCGAAGCAATTCGGGTATTCGATCAATGACACTGTGACTGCTCTCGCGGCTATGAACAATGCTGGCATTGATGCTACTTCTGCTGGTACGTCGTTGAACCGTTTCATGCTCGGTTTGATTGGTACTACGCCTAAGGCAACTAAGACGATGAAAGAATTGGGCCTGAACTTCCGGGATGCCCGTGGCGAGTTGTTGCCGTTGAATCAAGTTGTGGGGATCTTGCAGCAGGAGTTGAGTGGCCTGTCGGCTCCTGAACGTGCGCAGGCTTTGAAGAATATCTTCGGTGTTGAAGGTATGAGGGCTGCGAATATCATGCTGGAGTTGGGTGCTCAGAACTTCGCTGATCTAGGTGAGCAGGTGTCGAAGTCTGGTGTTGCTGCTGAGTTGGCGAATGCCCGTATGTCTGGCATGGCTGGAGCATTGGAGCAGTTGAAGGGATCTCTGGAGACTGCTGCGCTTGAGATCGGCGAGGTTATGGCCCCGTACGTGATCAAACTGGCAGAAGCGATTAGGTCGTTGGTTGACCGTTTCTTGGCTTTACCTGGCCCTGCTCAGGCGATTATTGTTGCGATGGGTGCGTTTGCTGCGGCTCTTGGCCCGGTTCTTTGGATCGGTGGCAAGGTCATGGTGCTCGTTGGGGCGTTGAGTGCGAAGTTCCTTGTAGCGTCTGCTCAGGTACGGACTGCGGCGACAACGATTGGCGCAAGTGTCAAGGCTATGGAAGTGCAGATCAAGACTGCGATGATCGCTTCCACCACTCAGACTGGGGCTTTGATTGCTGCGTTCCGGGTGATGGGCACAAGTGTTGTGGCCTCGTTGCGTGGGATTGGTGTGGCGTTGAAGGGCATGGTCGCATCGTTTGGCCCGGTCGGTTTGGCTTTGGTCGGATTGACTGTTGCATATGAGGCGTTCACGAGTAATCAGATGGAGACGGAGCAGAAAGTCACGTCGTTGACTGATGCAATGAAGGAGCAGAACAACGTCATTGGAGAGTTGACTGCTCAGAATCTTGCGTCTGTTTTCCAAGAGATCTCCTACGGTTTCCAGAACATGAGAACGTTCACGTCTGATATTGATGCGCTTGGCGTTTCGATGGATCAGGTTGTTTTGGCTGTTCTTGAGGGTGAAGATTCCATCAATGCTTTGGGTGCAGCGATGGGTGTGACGGCAGGTGAGAATCTTGCTCTGAAAATGGCGGCAGCCAACGTGTTCACGGTGATGAAGGAGCAGAGTGGGGCTGTTGAGGAGGCTAAGAAGGAATACGAGGCGTACAAGTCAAGTGTTTCTGTCGCTAAGACTGTAACGGAGCAGGCTGGTCTCGCCGTTGATGGGATTGCTGATGACTTCACTGGTGCTGCGGATGCTGCTGGTGACCTTGAAAGAGAAGTTGAGAAACTGTCTGATCTGTTCCTGGCGTTTGATGCGGATATTGCTGCTATCCGGGCGAAGGATCAGTTGCGTGGTTTCTTGAGGGATATTGAGGATGAGTTAGCGAAGAATAATCGTGCGTTGTTGGGTAACGGTGAAGCGGCGATGAAGAATCGTGAAGCCGTTCTCAGTGCCCTGGAGTTGGCTAAGGCTGATGCTGTTGCGTGGGGTGAGGCTAACGGGGCGACTCTGGCTCAGGTTGAGGCACGTTTCCAGAAGAATGCGGAGCGTGTGAAGAGCACGCTTGTGACTGAGGGCTTCAAGAAGCGGGATCTTGAGACGTTTTTCGGTGTTGACTATGTAGATGTGGCTGGGGTCACTGTTGGCGGGAAGATGATCACGGCTATTGGCACTCTCGCGGATCGTCTTGGCCCGGTGGCTTTGGCTGAGTTCAAGGGTGTTGGGCGTGATATAGGTGCTGGTCTAGTGGCTGGTGTTGCTGCGTCTTATACGAGTGTAGAAAATGAGACTCGTTTGTTGATCAATAGGGCAGAGCAGGCGGCTAGAAATGCTGCACAGTCTAAGTCTCCTTCACAGTTGTTTGCTGCTGTCGGTAAGGATCTTGTTGCAGGTCTCGTTGAGGGTATTGACTCGGAAGAAGAGAATGTTCGGGCTGCTGCTAAGACTGTAATGGTTGACTGGTATCAGGATGTGAAGGCAGATCTCAAGTCCAACCTGGATGATGCACGTGAGATGTATCGTGAGTTTGCTGAGGGTATTCAAGAGGATCTTCTTGCTGGGATAAATCTTGGTGCTGCGTATGAGGCTCAGTTTGATGAAGAAGGGAAGAAAACTGGGATAAGTCTTGTTGATGCTTTCAATGCGCAGATTGATCAGGCGAACTGGTTTGGAAATGTTCTTCAGGCGTTACGTGCGAAGGGTGTGTCGGATCAGTTCATTCAACAGATCGCGAGCATGGGGCCTGCTGCTGGTGGTGCTTTGGGTCAACAGTTGTTGGATCAGGGTCTTGCTCTCACGATGTCTGAGAAGTACGACAGTGTTGTGGCGGCGATGTATAAGGTTGGTGAGGCTCTGATGCCTGTGTCCCTCCTCAACGGTGTCAATAACGCTCAGTCCATGTATGACGGTTACACGCAAGAATGGGGGCCGGGTGGTAAGTCGCGTGAGCAGTTCCTCGCTATGTGGGATAAGAATGGCGTGGATTCGGGTCAGTCAACGTATGAAGGATTGAAGAAGAATCTTGGTAAGGGTGGCCCTGCGCGTGGCGCGATTATGAACCTTATGGACAATCTTGCTAATGCCATGAATCGCACAGCGACCATTACTGTAACTACTCGTCATGTTTCGATTTTTGAAAGTATTCATCTTCCAGGGAAAGCATTGGGCGGGCCAGTTTCTGCGCGTCAGGCGTACATCGTTGGTGAACGTGGCCCGGAAGTGTTTGTTCCTGGTTACAGCGGCAACATCATCCCGAATAACATGCTTGGTTCGATGAGTGGAGCGATTCCGTTGTCGTCTGGTTCAGGTATGGCTTCCGCTGGTAGTACTGTTGTGAACGTGAACGTGAATGCAGGTATGGGTACTGACGGTGCGGAAGTCGGGCGTCAGATTGTTGAGCAGATCAAGCGTTTTGAACGTACTAACGGCCCTGTGTTCGCGGAGGCGTAATGGCGAATACAGTGACCCCTGTTGTGTCCATTTATTTCGATGACAACCCAGTTGACGTGACGAGTTACGTGTTGTCGTGTTCGATAAGGCGGGGAAGATCTCGTGAGTTGGATACGTTTACGAGCGGGTCGTGTTCTTTCTCTTTGAACAATGAGGATCGGCGGTTTGATCCTTTGTACAGTGACGGCCCGTATTACGGACAGATCCGTCCCCGCTTGCGTGTCACTGTCTTGTCTGAGGAGATCAGTCTTTTCGATGGTTTCGTTGAGGATTGGAACTTTGGCTACACGAACAGCAATAGAAGTATTGCTGATGTGACGTGTATTGATGGTCTTGCTCTGTTGTCGCAGACGGCTTTGACGGAGTTCACGAATACTGAGGATACTCCCGCTGAGCGTATTCAGGCGATTCTGTCACGTGATGAGGTTTCCTATTCTGGTGATGTTGATCTTGATCCTGGTTTCAATCCGATGCAGGCGGATGTTGTATCTGATAACACGAATACTTTGAACTATTTGCAGAAGGTCAGTGACACTGATCTTGGCCGCTTGTTTGTTGATGGTGCTGGTGTGCTGCGGTATAGGGATCGCACCTCGGGGATCGTGGAATCTGCGCGCGTCATTTTCGCTGACGTTAATGATGATTATGTGCAGGCGTTGGCTTTGTTGTCTGAGGCTACGTTGTGGTTTGATGCTTCTAGTCCTGAACCGTTGCGTCTTGATGATGATGCGGTTGCGCAGACGATCTTGCAGGATGCGACGTTGTGGTTTGATGCGAGCGAACCGGAATATGTATCGCCCGTTGTTCCGTTCAATGGGATAGAGATTGAATACGGTTCAGAGTTTTTGTATAACCGCATTCAGGTTGAACGGCAAGGTGGTGATGCTCAGGTTGCTGTAAATACTGGAAGTGTAAGTACGTATGGTATTAGAACGTTGTCTCGGAGCGGTTACTTGTTTTTGTCTGACGCTGAGGCGGAATCGTTTGCTGATTATTTATCTGAATTGTATGGCACTCCTGATGTTCGTATTGCTAGTCATCAGATAGTTTTGGAGAACTTGTCGGGATTGCATCAGCGTTATGTGAAGCGGCTTGAGATCGGTGATGTGGTGCGTACCGTGTGGACGCCGAACGGTGTTGGTAATGAGATTGATAAGGACAGTATTATTGAGGGCGTGGAACATACGATCACCCCGTCAAGTCATAGGATGCGCCTGCAACTCACCCCGTTCTCTCGTGCTGGCTTCATTCTTGATGATCCTAACCGCGGCCTACTTGACACTTCGGAGATGACGTACTGATGACTGATCCTCAGGTGATAATCAACCTTGGTACGGGTGGCTCTGACTTGAATGGGCAGAACGGTTCCACGTCAAGCGCGGATTCTAATGACGCGCGGTTTCTGGATTGGCCTGGTGATAATGGCGGAAACTATGTCTATTTGACTGGTGACTCTACAGCACGATCATGTCTGATAGTCCCTGATGCTGCGTCATTAGATATTACTGGTGACATTGACATCCAGATGCACGTCGCCTGTGACGATTGGACACCTTCTATCAACCGATACCTATTAGCCAAA